CTTTACTTTGATTCGACTGCGGATATTCTAAAAGTTTATGCAAGCGGTTCTGGGTGGCAGTCTGCGGGTAGTTCCGTTAACGGCACAAGTAACAGATTTCAATTTACCGTTTCCAGTGCAAGTGCAACTCTAACAGGCAATGATGATAACGGCAGTAGCCTAGTATATGATGCTAATTTTATAGACATATTTTTAAATGGCGTGAAGATGCGAAACGGAACAGATGTCAATGTTTCATCTGGTTCTAGTCTTGTCTTTACTAACACACTTCAAATTGGTGATATTGTTGATTGCATCACTTACGGCACGTTCCAACTTGCTAACATATCTATCAACGATTTAACTGATACTCCTGCATCTGTAGGAACAGCGGGGCAAGCCCTTGTTGTTAACGGGGCAGGTAATGCATTGACTTATGCTAACGCAAGTTCTGCGGAAGTATACGGATTTAATTTAAGTGATACTAACAGTGACGGTATCCTGGATTCATTAATAGTCACTACAACGAATGGCGGAGTAGATAATATCAATTCTGCAACATATAGTGCTTTCGATGATGTGCTATATGCGGCCACTGGCTTCACATGGTCTTTAGATACCAATGGTCACTTAATAGCAACAGTCTAACAAGGAGAAAATAATGGCTACAATCGATTTGGGCAAAATTGCCCTAGTATGGAAGGGAACGTATGCAGCGGGAACTACCTACGAAAGCAAAGATGTTGTCCAATTTACCGATAGTGGCGAACTAAGTTCTTATATTTATGTCAACGCAAGCGGTGCATCTGGACAAACACCATCAACAGGTGGAACAGTAAACACTACTTATTGGAATAAAATGGCAGGTGGAGCTGCGGGCATTTGGGCTTCTGGCCTTGCTCTAGGTTCAGCGGGTCAAATTGTTAAAGTTAACTCTGGTGCAACTGCTTTAGAATTTGGAGACGCAGGTGGTGGCTTACAATCTATCCAATCTTTTACATCAAGTGGTACTTACACTAAACCAAGTGGAATAAACAAAATTAAAGTTTATATTACAGGTGCAGGTGGAAGTGGTGCTTATGGTGGTGGAGCTGCTTACGCAGGTGGAGGTGGTGGTGCAGGTGGTACTGCTATAGAACTTTTAGACGCAACATCAATTACAACTGTCGCTGTTACAATAGCTTCAGCTACTTCCAATAATAGTGGTGCAGGAGGTTCAACAGGTGGTTCATCATCTTTTGGTTCATACTGTTCAGCTACTGGTGGTCAAGGTGGTAATGTAGGTGGTTCTATTAGTGGCACACAACAAGCAGGTATTGGTTCTGGGGGAACTTTAAATCTTAGAGGTGGTGCAGGTTGGTGTGGAGAAGATTCTAATAATGCAATTGGTGGCAGAAATGGTGGCGATAGTTATTGGGGTGGCTCTGGTAATGGTACATATGATAACGCATCACAAGCAGGAATTAATGGTGGTGGTGGTGCAGGTGGCTATAGTAGTTATCAAGGTGCTAATGGTGGTGCAGGTTTCTGCGTAGTAGAGGAGTATAAATAATATGAAAGCATTAATATTTGAAAATAAAGTAGTAGATGTTCAATCAACTGAATTTGAAGTTCATTCTTCAATGACATGGGTTGATTGTGATGACACAGTTAAAATTGGTTTTAGTTATGATGGAAGTACATTCACATCTAATGAGCCAACTGCTGAAGAAATTGCTGAAGCGGAAACAAAAAAACAAGCTTTAGCAACTGACCAAGCTAATGGAAATCAAAAGTTATTGGACTTAGGTCTGACACAAGCAGAAGCAACTGCCTTAACTGGCTACAAACCTACGGAGTAAAAGCATGAGTAAAGCCAGAGATTTAGCTGACATCGTCAGTAACCTAAGTGCAAATGCTGAAAAAGCAGTTGTAGTAAATGCAGGTGGAACTGAACTTACGTTTGGTGACGCAGGTTCAACTGAATTTTATGGCTTTAACTATGTTGATACCGATGGTGACGGTGTCAAGGAAGACTTGATACTCACTACAACAAACAATGGAGCAGATAACATTTCGGTATCTAACACTGATAATACAGCCACAGATATATATGACGAAAGTTTTTGGGCTTCAGTTAATCTAACATTTTCAATCAACGCTTCTGGCGAATTGGTTGTAACCATATAATAAAGGAGATAATAGTATGGCAACAGTAAATCTTGGCAGGATTAAACCTGTCAATAAAGGAACGTGGTCTAGTGCAACCACATATGCTGTCGATGATTTCGTTCAGTATACCGACAGTGGCGTACTATCAACTTACATCGCAGTAGCAAGTGGTTCTAACCAAGTACCGTCAACTTCTGGCACAGAAAATAGCAGTTATTGGAAGTACATGAGCAAAGGTACTAATATTGCAGTTGGTAATAATAAAATTATGACTACTGATGGTTCTGGTAATCCTGTTGGAATTGCAATGGGAACTGCTGAAAAAGTATTAAAGGTTAATGCAGCAGGAAACGCTTTTGAATTTGGACAAGGTGCTAAAGCTATTGAAATACACGCACAAAGTTATGAAAATATTGGCACAATTGGTGGGTCAGCTGATTATTTTTCTTATAATTTTACTCCTACTATAAGTGGAAAAGTGTTTGTTCAGCACAGCGGCGCTCAAAGACATACAGTAGCCACACACTCTTATGTCGAATATTATTTTAACAATGGTTCTGGGGAAGTTGTTCAGCACAGTAGAGGTGTGGGTTATCCATCTTCTGGTACTACTCATAGCCAAGGTTGGAGTGTGGGTTTTGTTCCTACAACAGGGGCAAACAGCGATAGTTCAACACCAATAACAGTTACAGCAAATACACAATGTACTTTGAGAGTACGAGCATCTGCCGGGGCATCGCTTGGGCCGGGTACTGATACTGGTAAAGACCACCATGTAATGGCTATTGTGTACGAATCTTAATAGGAGATAAATGATATGACAAAAGAAGAAATGATTACCAATGATGCACTTAGTGCGTGGTTGGAAGATAACGCAAATCTAAAATGGGAAAGACATTTTGGCACATGGGAAACTATTGTTTGGTACGATGACGCTACAGACATTCCTAAAGAAAGTTCTTTTGAAGCGGAAAAGGAAACTTATTTAGCAAACCAAAGGGCTAAACACACTAGAGTATATCCACCAATGCAAGACCAATTGGATATGCAATATCACGATGCTGTAAATGGCACTACTACTTGGAAAGATGCGATTGCTAAAATCAAATCTGATAACCCTAAGTAAGTAGATAGGTAAATGAAGATGGCACAAACAATGAATCCCGAACTGCAAGTTCAGATGGAATTAGATGCCCATGAAAAGGAATGTGCAGTGAGGTATCAGATGGTGAACGATAAATTAGAAGCGTTAGACAAAAGATTATGGAGACTAGAAGCCATGATTATGGTGTCTACCGTTTCATTTATCGGCCTAGCCATTGTGCTAATAACAAAGCTTGCATGACATACCCCTTAGTAAAAGTTGTTTGGATAGATACTGTCGAAACATCCGATTGCTCATGGCAATCAAAAGAAGAACTATTAGAAGAAACACCTGCTTCTATAGACTCAGTCGGATATTTAATTAAACAAAATGATGACTACATCGTTCTTGCTGCGGATAAAGCCACAGAAGATAAAGATGATTTGTATGGCAGATGCCAAGTCATACCTAAAGGTGTTGTAAAGAGAATGGAAAACATATCGACATAATCAAAGAAAGGTAGGGTGACACTCTATGATAGACCCTATTTCAGCATTTGCCGCATTATCTGCGGGGCATTCTGCGATTATGAAAGGCATCCAAATGGGGAGAGATTTATCTTCATTATCGGGTGCTGTATCACGCTATGCCAAGGGAGAAGCAGAACTACAATGGGGCGAAGCCCGTAAGAAAAAAGCAAAATTCTCACTAGCCGAAGACTCAGCTATCGAAAAGCACTTCCAAAAAGAAAAGCTACAAGATATGCGAGATGAATTGCGTAAAGCATTTTTATATTTTGGAAAACCCGGACAATGGGAAAGACTACAGGCAGAGATTGCTAATGAACGTGTACTAATAAAGAAAGCACTACAAGAAGAAGCTGACCGCAAAGAACGTATAGTTATGATTGTTGGTTCTATAACTACTACAGTAATTGCAGTTGCGATTTTATATTATTGGGTAATGTTTTTGAAAGGTACATTGTAATGCGAACTTTACTAAAAGAAGTTGAAGAAAAGATTTACGAAGAAATAGACCCAGACGGTGGGCGTAGAATACGCAAAGAAACTACAACTAAGACGTACTTCCCTAACGCTGACACCCGTCATAACCCCTCAATATCAACAATAGTCGAATATATATGAAGACAAAAACACAATGGTTGTTACCCTTTTTAGGAACAATCTTACTAGGATTATCGTCCTATGTACTGATGACAATCGTTGAACTACAGGTACATCTAGGAATGTTAACCGAAGAAATTATGTCTATTGATAAACAAATCGGCAGAATCTATGCCCACATGGACAGACTAATATCAAACTAAGGAGTAACTATGTTAAACGTATTGCTACAAGGCGTACTAGGAGTCGCTAGTAGTGCGGTTACTGGCTACATAGACACAAAGAAAGCCAAAGCAAAACAGAAGCTAGTTAAGATTGAAGCTGAAACATCATTGATGGAAAAGCAAATCACTGGTGAAATCGCATGGGATGTTGAGGCTATCAAGGGTTCTAAGGAATCCTGGAAAGACGAATATTTAACAATTTTATTTTCAATTCCACTGCTACTTTGTTTCTTGCCGTGGACAGTAGAATACGTTGAGCGAGGGTTTCAAGCGTTATCTATGACACCAGATTGGTACAAATATACGCTAGGCGTTATTGTATCAGCGAGTTTTGGTATCAAGGGTGCAAGCAAGATGTTTGGTAAGAAGTGATGGCTGCAAAGTTAAACGAAGGCAGTGAGTTTACGATACCTCTTAAAAACCTTATCGCATTGATTGCGTTTACAGGCGTGTCTGTCTGGGGGTATTTTGGAATCACCGAAAGGTTAGCTTTCTTAGAGCATGAACAGAAAATGCATTGGGAAGAGATTACTGAAAACGACACATGGATAGATGAGTTTGAGCCACCTAAGTCTGTACAGGAAACTGTTGTGGACGTAGCGGAACTTAAAACACAAATAAGACTGTTAAAATATCGTATTGAACAATTAGAAAAGGAATGAGCATGACTAACATTGATTGGCCTTCAGACCCTAAAGTTGTAGAACTCAAAGGTAAGAAAATATGTACTTGTGGTGCTAACTCTTTTGAAGCCCAACAGGATGCGTTGCCTCAGATGATGGTAAACAAAGCATACCAGTTACTAAAGTCGGGTGATGAGTTGACTGCAAGTGAACTAAAAGTTTGTCTAGATATTACTAGAGCCTATGGCGTAGAAATAAAAGATGAACCTAAGAACGTATTAACAGAGAGTCTACCATTCGATGAAGAGTGAACCTCAAGTTGCTCAAGTAAAAAACTTTAAGAATTTTCTATATCTTGCTTGGCAACACCTAACACTTCCCCCACCAACTCCGATACAGTACGATATCGCAGATTTTCTACAGGGTAATGACAAGCGTATACTTATCGAAGCCTTTCGTGGCGTAGGTAAATCCTGGATTACTTCAGCTTTTGTTTGTCATCAACTATTGTTGAACCCTCAACGAAACATATTGGTTGTGTCGGCCTCTAAATCTCGTAGTGATGACTTCAGTACCTTTACCCAAAGATTAATCGCAGAGATGCCCATACTGGAGCATCTAAAGGCTACACCAGACCAAAGACACTCTAAGGTATCTTTTGACGTAGCCCCTGCCAGAGCGTCACACGCTCCGTCTGTTAAGTCGTTAGGTATTACCTCGCAGCTAACAGGTAGTCGTGCAGACCTTATCATTGCAGATGACGTTGAGTCAGCCAATAACTCCCAAACGCAACTAATGCGTGACAGGTTAAGTGAGACTGTAAAAGAATTTGACGCTATCATTAAGCCAGAAGTAGGGCGTATTGTATTCCTAGGAACACCACAGTCAGAGATGTCACTTTATAATGACCTTGAGGAACGTGGGTTTAGAACTAGAATCTGGACAGCTAGGTATCCACAAGAAATCCAACGCATCAGCTACGGACACAAGTTTGCACCAGTTCTTGGTGAGGCGTTAAAGAAAGACAAAACATTAGTAGGTAAGCCAACAGACCCACAAAGGTTTGATGATATCGATTTATTAGAAAGAGAGGCAAGTTATGGCAGAACAGGATTTAATCTTCAGTTTATGCTTGATACTTCTCTTTCTGACCTCAACCGCTATCCATTAAAGCTTAATGACCTTATCGTTGTGTCGGGCAGCTCAACATGGAATGAAGCACCAACAAAGATACAATGGGCTTCTGGGGCTGACCAGATAAAAGAAATAGATTCAGAGATACCTAACGTAGGTCTGAAAGGTGACTACTGGGTTGCTCCGTTATATATGGCAGAGCAATTTGAGGAGTTTGAAGGTTCAGTAATGTCAATTGACCCCGCAGGTAGGGGTGAAGACAAGACAGCATATGCAGTCGTTAAGATGCTGAACGGTATATTATATGTAACAAGTGTAGGAGCATTAGATGGTGGATACAGTGAAGCAACGCTTACAAAGCTTGCTAACGTGGCTAAAGAACAAGATGTTAATTATGTGGTCATTGAGTCAAACTTTGGTGATGGTATGGCTACCCAATTGCTTAAACCAATTATGGCAAAGATACATCCGTGCAGTATTGAGGAAGTTAGGCATAATAAGCAAAAAGAATTAAGGATAATAGATACCTTAGAACCTGTAATGAATCAGCATAAGTTGGTTGTCAATTTAGAAATGATTCATCAAGACTTTAAGTTAGACCCAGACCATCAGTTATTTAGACAGATGACCCGTCTTACAAAAGACAGAGGCTCACTGCGTCACGATGACTTATTGGATGCCTTGGCTATAGCAGTAAACTATTGGGTTGAAAGAATGGACAGAGATATGGTACTGTCAGCTTTAGAAAGTCAGAATGCAGCTTTAGACCAAGAACTAGAGTCATTCATGGAGAATACAGTGGGCAGAAAGCCACAGAACAATTCTTGGATATGAAAGGCACACAACAATGAGTAAAGTAATATTTCTAATATTCGTAATGCTACCCAATGGACAACTGGATACTAAGACCGAAGTCTTGGCTACTTGTCCTAACCCTGCGATGATTCAAGTTATCATGCAAGATAAAGTCCAAAAGGGGCTTATCCTGGAGTGGGGAGCAACTTGTAACGAAGTTAAATTTACTAGGAAAACCAACATATAATCTAATACCTTCCCTACTAGATAGGGGGGCTTTAGTTACCCCTATAGTATACTCTAGTTTCTAGGGTATTTACTAAAGTGTTAATTGTTAATGTTAATTATAATGGAGATAAGATATGGCTAAAAGAGGACTATACGCTAACATGAATGCCCGTAAGAAGGCAGGTACTTCTAGAAGTAAATCTAAGAGTACAGTGAGTGCTAAAGCGTACTCTAATATGAAAAAAGGTTTTCCTAAGAAAAAGGCGTAAGTATATGACTAACACATTTACTCTTGATGAGTACCAAGAGAAGGCTAGTAAGACAGCCATCTACAAAGACAAACTAACTTACCCTGCCCTAGGGTTATCTGGGGAAGCAGGTGAGGTAGCAAACAAAGTTAAGAAGTATATGCGTGATGGTCACCTAGATACTATGGATTTAGCCAAAGAACTTGGTGATGTACTTTGGTATGTCGCAATGGTGGCTAATGATATTGATTTTGATTTATCACAAATAGCTGAACTCAACATACAAAAGCTAAATAGCCGTATGGAGCGAGGCACAATCCAAGGTTCTGGAGATAACAGGTGAAACAAAGTAAGGGCAAAGCTAGGAATCCTGTAGCTAAAGCCCTTATTTCCCCTAAGTATCGGCAGCAAAGGGTGTCTAATAAGACTAAATATACCCGTAAGAATGCCCCAAAATATAAATAATGAAAAAATCTGAGAAGGTATCATAGACTAAGTGGCCGAATTTTCCCCCTGTTCTTGTTTTGTTCGCCCCAAATCGCCCGCTTTCACGCCAAATTAATAAGGCATACGGCAAAAAACCTAGCAATATCAAGGCATTATATATCAATGCACATGGATAAACTATCCGTTGGCCTTGGTTTTTGGAATATCCGCCCGCTTTTCTCTTTGGCGGGGTCTATTTTTTTTTGTCTATTTTAATTAATTGTTTGCCATACTCTAATTATTCTATATAATCCGTAACTGTATCTAATACGTTTTTGGATACATGACGCACAACAATAACTAAATGGAGTACAACAAATGACGCACAACAAAAAACCAAAGGGCTATATTATATTTGAAGGGGCAAGTTTAATTGACGGCAAGCCCATTGTAGAA